TTATGTCTATTCGTATTGACGGTACTAATACCACCGCAAATCCAGGTATTACGGGAGGAGACGCCGACACAGGTCTCCAATTTGGAACGGATGAAATTCAGTTTGTTACTGGTGGTACTAACCGTGCAACTGTAGAAAGCAACGGTAACTTTACTATTGAAAACGGCAACTTAGTACTTGCAAGCGGCAGCGGCATTGACTTTAGTGCTACTGCTGATAGCTCTGGCACTATGACCAGTGAATTGCTGGATGATTATGAAGAGGGGACTTGGACTCCAACAATAAATAGTGGTGGAGCTAGTATAACCCCTGTTGGATGTATATACAGAAAAATCGGAAGCCTTGTCTTTATAACAGGTCGAGTACGTGCTTTAACTACTCCTACCTCTTCTGATTTTACCTTAGCTAATTTACCTTTTTCACCATTAAATCCATCTTCTGAATTTACTGGTTCAACAATGATGGACACTGTTAATTTTACTGGTACTCCTGTACAGGTTACTACTTATATGGATGAGGGTTTAAATGAAGTTAGGTTTTACACGACATCTGACAATGTAGGTTGGGTAACACTAAAAGGAAACGAAGTAGGGGTAAGTGGTACTGTAATTTTTTCAATATTTTATATAGCAGCTTAAAATCAACCCATTAAATCTATTTAATTACAACTTAAGCCCGCAACGGCTCAAAACTAGGTGACGACTATCGTCGCCATACGCCTAAACCTATTGAATCTGGAGGATTCCCTTAATGGCTTTTACCGAACGAACTGAACACAAAATTGAAATCATCCCACCCTACAACATCCTTCAATGCCGTCGTGCAGACATCGTTGAAAAGGATGGCAAAGAGGTGGGTCGTACTTACCACCGCCACGTCAAGACCCCTGGCTCTGACATGAGTGGTGAGTGCGCTGAGATGCAAGCTGTTGCAAACGCACTGTGGACCGATGAAGTCGTTGCTGATTATCAAGCAATGATCGCTGCTCAGGAGGAAGTATGAGTATCAAACTAAACGGAGCAACGTCTGGTTCGGTTGAACTGGACGTTCCCGACGCTATTGGGTCAGACATTGGGTTTACCCTTCCAGGTGCTGATGGCAGTACTGGTCAGGTGCTAGCTACCAATGGTTCTGGTGGACTGAGTTTTGTCAATGCACTCACGGAATTTGATATGTGGGTTTTGACAGATAATCGAACCTCTGATGGGACAATTACAGCTGTGTCAAGAGTGGCAAGGCCGCTCTCCGCTTCTCAAATAGGCACTGGAATGTCAGAATCTTCTGGCATTTTTACATTTCCACGAACAGGTAAATGGCTTGTAATATGCTCTTTTAATACAGATATTACTCCAGCCGACAGCGTTGGAATATTGACAGAAGTATCCTCAAACAGCGGATCTACCTGGGTCTTACATGCACAATCTTATGACGGACAAAATGCCAGCACAGGTTCGAATCGTAGAGGTAATGCAACAGGGATTAGTTTTATTGATGTAACTGACGTTGGCACGTTTCGGGTAAAATTTACAGCAAACAGCCTTAACAGTGGCTCTTTGATAATAGGTTCTACTACCAGCATTGAGACTTCATTTACCTTTATCCGTCTGGGGGACACCTGATCATGAGCACAATTAAAGTAAACCGAATTGAAAACACCTCCACAACTGATGGCGGGGTGTCTATTGATACTGACGGTCACGTCACGATTGACGGTCAGCAGCTGCCTACTGCTGGTCCGCTAAGTAACAGGAACCTCATCATCAATGGGGCGATGCAAGTGAGCCAGAGATCTACGTCTAATACTGGACAAACTGCAAGTGCTTACAGGGCTTGTGATCGATTCGAAGTTAAGATCAGCAATCTTGGTACCTGGACAATTGAACAAAGCACAGACGCCCCATCAGGATTTAGTAATTCATTGAAGATTGATTGCACAACTGCAGATAGCTCACCTGCGGCAGCTGATTATTTATTTATTAGATACATTGTAGAAGCCCAAGATTTACAGCTTCTTGGCTACGGTACAGCCGACGCTAAGCCTTTGGTTATGTCTTTTTGGGTAAAATCTAATAAAACAGGTGATGCTAGCCTTCTGCTGAACTCTCCTGATGGCAGTGACCGTGCATTTACTACAACTTACAATATCGCTGCAGCTGATACTTGGGAGTATAAAACGGTATCGATACCTGCTGATACAGGTGGAACGATAAACAACGATAACGGAAGTGGGTTTGAGATTGAATGGTGGCTTAACAGTGGATCGACATTCAGTGGCTCTACCCCTGCTTCAGGTTGGTCTGCTCGCGTTAATGGGGCAAGAAATAACTCTAATCTTGGTGTTGGCGGTGCCGTCAATGATTATTTGCAAATTACTGGAGTCCAGCTAGAAGTAGGTTCCAAGGCGACCCCGTTTGAACACAGGAGCTACGGGCAGGAGCTGGCGTTGTGTCAGAGGTATTATCAGATAATAAGACGAAATCCTGGTGTTCTTGGTATGCGAGTTGGAGTTGGTCAAGCCATTAACTCTAACCAAGTAGAAATTGTGATTCCATATCCAACTACAATGCGAGAAGCTCCCACGGCGCTTGAACAAAGTGGGACGGCAAGCGATTACGGGCTGATTAGCGCAACTGGATCAGGAGGTGATTGCACGTCTGTACCTACGTTCAGGTTTGCTACCATTGACGCAATCATGGTTAGATTTACTGATACTGGTCATGTAGTTGCTGGACATGCCTCGCAAGGCTATCTTGACCAACCGGAGGCTTTCTTAGCTTGGAGCGCTGAACTATGAACTACAAAATGCTTTTTAAGGATCACGAAAACGATCCACAAATCTATGCTCGTATTGATGATGACGGCAAATGCCGACTTACTTGTTGTGCAGAAAACCCTGAATTTCAAGAATGGCTAGCCGAAGGCAACGAACCACTACCCGCTGATGAACCTACCGCTTATTAAAAGTTTTGTTAGTAATTTAAATTAACCTATTGTTTATTAAAAGCTTTGTTAGTAATTTGAATTGACCACCCAGGTTTTCCAAAAACACCTTTTTCTTTAAATTCTATTTGCGACTGAGGATGTAACTCTTCAGTCGCTTCTTTATATTTACGTATTTCTTTGTTTAAATTTGCTGTAGTTTTAGCATCTCTCCACTGCTCTACTAGCCAATCAATAAAGTATTGAATAAGCTGTTTAAGAAAGATATTTAACTGTTTCATGCCGTTTAAATCCGAAAAACAACGTAAGTATCTTTATGCTAATAAGCCTAAAGTTGCTAAACAATTTTCTAAACACAGCAAAGGCGGTAAAACTAAAACTGGCTATAAAACTAAATAAGAATTTGCTACAGTAGCTACGCAACCGTTTTGGTTGCTCCTTATGTACTTTTGAGCATGAGGCTTTACTCGCCATTACCCCTTGGCTAGAGCAATGTCAGCGCGTGAGCGGTTGCAAGGGGAACAAACGTTTATAGTTAAAAAAGTTATCTATTAACTATGGCAAAAGGACCATGTTGGAAAGGATACCAAATGGTTGGTATGAAAAAGAAAGGCAACAAAAACGTTCCCAATTGCGTTCCTAAAAAATGAGAACTAAAAAAGGTTACAAAACAAAAAGCAAAAATCAAAACGTTGCTCAGTGGAGCCCTAGGACTGAAAAACAAATTGACGAAATGCTTCTTCGTGAAGCCCTTCGTGGAGCTTTTGGTGAAGTAAAACCAGAAACTATTGAAAAACTTAAAAGGAACGTTGCTCAACACAAAAAAGTTTAATCATGAACAAGAAATCTTCTAAAGGCTACAAAATGCGTGGCTCTGTTCAAATGGCAGGTGCTCCTGGTTATCCAATGACTGAACGTGAAATTAACGATCGGTTGTATGAGTACGGAATGCAAAACACCGGAAGCGGTCGTAGAATTAGGAAAAATATTAAAGCAGTAAAGACAAAATATAATATTTAAATGTGGAACCTTCCTTCATCCTGTCTATAGTTTTAGGAGTCGCTGGTATCGGCGGTAGTGTATTCACTTGGTCTTCAAAAAGATTTGAAGTCCTTGACCGCCGAGTAGATCAGTTAGAAGTTGTAATTAATAAAGATTTTGTTCGTAAGGACGAGTTGATGCCTATGATTAGTCGGTTGGAACAGCAGATCCAACACATAGACGAAAAATTAGACCGCATCTTACTCCATGGCCGAAATCTCTCTTCGTGATGTAGCTAAGTATTACAACGACAAGCCACATCAAAACCACGCTCTTGATTTTCTTCAACAGCAAACACCACCAGGAACGTTGGATAAGTTTGCTCAGCTATGGCGTAGCGGCCCTAAGGGGCACCCTAACTATGTCAAGCATCAAGTTACAGGTGAAATGCTTTCAAAGCTTACTGGGCACCCTGCAAATAGCTTTGACAACGAGTTTCTTGATGACTTGCAAGACCTTTTAGACGCTACTGGGTTTAGAAACGACCTCACTGCACGGCGAATGCTTCTTGCCCAGATGTGTCATGAAAGCGCAGGTTTTGTTTACATGAAAGAAATTGATTCAGGAGAATATCTTGAAGGTAGGCGCGATCTTGGAAACATTTATCCTGGTGACGGTCCTAAATTTCGGGGTTGTGGGCCTATCCAACTAACTGGACGTGCAAATCATCAGAACTTTTCAAACTGGATGGCAAAACGTGGCACTCCAGATGAAAACATTATGAAGCTAGGTACGGATTACACAGCTAATACGTACCCGTTTCTTTGTGCCTATAAATGGCTTGTTGATAACGATTATTTAAACGTTTGTAAAACTGGTGACGTGTATAGTGCCACTAGGCGGCTTAACGGCGGCCTGAACGGTATCCAAGATCGCATTTATTATTGGGAACGTGCTCAACTTTGCATTAACTAACTATGGATTTTACTGACCCCACTGTTCAAGCTGCTCTTTGGTCTTTGGCTTTTGTTCTTTCAGAACTAATTGGTGCTTCTAAACTTCGTGAAAACGGTCTCGTACAATTGGGATTGAAAGCGTTCCGAGTTCTTTATGGCAGCTTCTCCAAAAAAGTCTCTAAATAATAGTCAAGGTTTAGCGTCAGAAGATGATCTGTATAGTTTGCATCGTCTGGTAGCTACTAAACTTATTGATCAACTTAATCGTGACGATGTAAAAGCATCTGATCTTGCTAACGCAATTAAGTTCCTTAAAGACCAAGGTATTACTGCTCTTAACGGTGGTGATGTCTCTGCTATTTCTGAAATGATTTCTGCTCTTCCAGAAGTCGATTTAAAGAAAGTTAGGTCTTATATTGGTGTGTAGGAACACAAATTCCTATATGTACCAAGCAAAGTCCCCGGTATGGTGATCGAGACACCTGCTGGGGATTTTGTGTATCTAACTCCTGAGGTGGCTATGGCGAACCTTCATTCTCTTCAGAGGCGCGATGCAGTTAGAGCTTGGAAACAAGGAATCAAAAATGCGTTTAATTGTAAATGTGCTTATTGTGGGGTCCATAGTGATTCTTTAACTCTTGATCACGTTCATCCACGAACTAAAGGTGGAGAAGATCTAGCTACCAACATTGTTCCTGCTTGTGTGCATTGCAACCAAGATAAGGGCAGTCAAAATTGGAGGCTGTGGTACAGAGATAACGAACACTACTCTGCTAAACGCGAATGGATGATCGAACAATGGATGAACTCCCTCCTATGCCCAATTTGGAACTGTCAGTTGAACAACAACTGCGCGTAGAACGTATTCGTAGGGAACTTCCAGCTGCTGATCGTAAAGAGTTAGAAGAAATGACGATGCAGTTCGTCAAAATGAATTTGATCCTGCAGAATAATTTGAGTCAAGTATTTTCGTGGGCTAACGGTGCCAAGAACAAATAAACAAACAGAAAAGATTATTCAGGAAGCTGTAGCTTCGTTTCCTGTGTTTGCTACACACCTTTGGCACTACCTAAGGTTGCCTAGCCCTACACCTGTTCAATATCAGCTTGCAGACTACCTCCAGAACGGCCCTGACAGGCGAATCATCATGGCCTATAGGGGATGCGGTAAAAGCTTCCTAACGGCTGGCTACGTGCTGTGGAGGCTACGTAGAGACCCTGATTGTAAGGTCTTGGTGATCTCAGCCGCTCAAGACCGTGCAGACGCGTTCTCCGTGTTTTGTCACGACTTGCTGCGTAACTGGTTCATGGTCAAAGACCTGTTCCCTAGTGACACTCAACGCTTTTCTAAGGTTGCGTTTGATGTTTACGGAGCTAAACCTGATCAAAGCCCTAGCGTGCGTTCTAGCGGTATCTTTGGTCAAATTACAGGTTCTCGTGCAGATCTAATCGTTGCTGATGACGTAGAGACACCTCAGTCCTGTGAGACTCAACTAATTCGAGACAAACTACGAGAATCAATTAAAGAATTTGACTCCGTTATTAAACCAGGCGGAGAAATTGTGTTTCTTGGTACGCCTCATACTCAAGACTCTATTTACGCAAAACTTGAACTAGCTGGTTATACCTGCCGTATTTGGCCTGCTTTATACCCAACAGCAAAGAAACGTAATAACTATTACGGAGAACGACTAGCTCCTAAAATTGCTGCTGATCTTGATGAAGATAAAAGCCTAGCTGGTCACCCTGTAGACCCTCGACGCTTTGATTGGGATGAACTAGAAGCTCGTCAAGTTTCTATTGGTAGATCAACGTTTAACCTTCAGTTTTTGCTGGA